CGCCAGCGCCAGCGCCAGCGCCAGCGCCAGCGAAAACGGAAGCTCTTTCCCTCTCTCCTGGTAAGAGCGGTGGAGAGGGGGGTGCGGGGGGAGAACCAAGCGGGCGCGAGCGCCGTGCGGGCGAACGGCTGACGCCGGCCGAGCGCGAGAAGTACGCCCGCGAGGTATGGGCCGCGTGGCAGCAGCGGATCGGAGGGAACGGCGAGGCCATGAGTTCGGCTGAGTGGGACACGGTCACACGGTGGATGGACGTCGGCGTGCCGTTGCGGATCGTACTGCGCGGAATCCAGGACTGCGGGGGGCAACCGACGCCGCACCACACGCTGCTCTACGTCCAGCCGGCCGTTAACGAGGCGTTTGAGCGATGGCGGAGGGCTCTCGCGTCGTGATCTCCATCGGCGTGGACCCCGGGAAGCTGGGGGCGGTCGTGGCGATCGACGACCAACGGCGGCTCGTGTTCGTCGAGCCGATGCCGCTCGTGAAGTCCTCGCGCGCCCGTGACGAGTACGACTTGCCCGCGGTCGTAGACCTGCTCACAGTCCACGAGCGTGAGGCGGTGTTCGTGACCGTCGAACGCCTCCAGCCGCTGCCATCGAAGCTCGGCGGGGGGATCGCCAACTACGCCCGTGGGTTCGCGCAGGGCTGGGTCTGGATGCTCACCGCCCTCAGGATCCCCTTCCAGCTCGTCCCGCCAGCGATGTGGCAGCGGGCGATGCTGATCGGCACGCCCGGCAACGACACCAAGCAGCGGGCGATCCTGGCGGCGCAGCGGCTCTTCCCATACGTCGAGCTGCGCCGGTTCCCGAAGCATCACCGTGATGGCGTGGCGGACGCGCTGCTCCTGGCCGAGTACGGACGTCGGGGACGAAATGGTGGATGACCTCGGCGTCCGGCTCTTGGCCCTCCTACCGCCCGAGGCCGTGCGTCAGCTCGTCGTGCTGCTGGAGGAGTACCAGCGTCGTGCCGGCCGCGGCCACGGCGTGCCCAAGGAGATCTCTCCGCGATTCTTTCTGGATGGCCGCGGTCGCGTCCTCGAGGTCGAGATTCCGCGCCGCTACGGCTGCTTCGATCCCTCTTGACAGGCTCCCGCGGCCGGGCGCACACTCTCCGTCGAGCATCCCGCCGAAGCAAGAGCGGGCGGTCTGAGGCGCGTTCGGGTCCGCGCCAGCGTTCAGGCCCAGGTTGCCGCGTTCGGGTCCGCGGCACCTGGGCTTTTGTCGTTTTGGGGGTCTGTTGAGCGAAGCCGCCAGGGCGCGAGGGCTGGAGATCACGGCGTTCGATCTGGCACGCCGCTACCTCGGCGTCGTCGTCGAGCTTGTCGGCGGCCGCGACCACCCGTTGATCGTCTGGTGGCACCACCTGGCCGCTGGCGGGCACGCCTACGACGACCCCCGGCTCGAGCAGGACGAGATCCCGTGGTGCTCGTCCTTCGCCATCGGCCAGGCCTGGCCCTTCCGCGACTTCGGTTGCGCGTACCCGGTCGGGCCCTTGGCGCGTCGCGCCCGATCGTGGCTTCGCGTAGGCCGCGAGGTCTCGCTCGGCCAAGCGATAGTCGGCTGGGACGTCGTGGTGCTCAACCGGGGCGGCGGCTCGCCCGACCCATCCGTGATCGACTCGCCTGGGCACGTTGGCTTCTTCGCCGGGCTCGCCGGCGATCGCCAGGTCGTGCTCCTCGGTGGAAACCAGGGCGACGCGGTGAGCGTCGCGCGATTCCCGGTGGACCAGGTCCTCGGCGTCCGCCGGCTGTTGGAGGTCGCATGAAGCCGAAGCCGTTTCTGTTCTGCTGCGCCGCGCTCGCGGCGCTTCTCACCTACGCCTGCGTCTACGATCCGCTCGCACCTACGACCGTCAACGTCAACGTCACCCAGCACCAGAGCGCCACGGCCACGCCAGCGCCGACCACTCCCGCGGGGTGCAACCCGGTGGCGACGGTGGGGACCACCGTCCCGGAGAGCGTCAAGGTCGGCGAGGCCGTCACGCTCGACGCGACCGCCAAGGACGCCGCCGGCAATACCCGTTCGGACGCCTGCAACGTCGCGACCGGCGTCGTCTGGACCGTGTCGGGGCCCTGCTCGCTGTCCAGCTCCACGTCGTTCACGCCGCGGCTCCGGGGCGACGCCGTGGGCCAGTGCGCCGTGTCCGCGCAGATGGGCGGCGTCACGAGTGCGGTGAAGTCGATCAGGGTGCTGTCGTGACGCGCGCCAAGTTCACGTGCGTCGGTGTCACCAAGCGGAAGGGGTGGACCAAGGACATCCCATTCATCTACGACGCCGAGTTCAACGCGGTGACGACGGACGGCTCGGAGGAGGACAAGGCATTCTTCGCCGCGACACCGTCAGGGCGGATCACCATCGGCACTGTCCGAGACGATCACTTTCAGGTCGGGAAGGTCTACTACGTCGAGTTCAAGGAGGCCGAGTCATGACTCGCGAAAGGACTCTTCGGCTCGACGCCATGGTGCTGATCGCCGGCCTCGCGGTCGTCGCCTTCTGCGGTGCGGCCCGGGCCGAACAACCGCAGCTCCCCGATGGGACGGCCGTGGTCGAGGACCTCAACGCCGGCGCCGTGACCGTGAGCGTCACGGCCGGCGCCGTGGCCACGCTGAACGGTACGGGCGACTCCGTCATCACGCCCACGGGCTACATCGAGGTCGAGGGTCCGGTACCGCTGGGCAGGACGCACACGCCCTTCCGCGTTTACACGCGACTCGGGATCACCAGCCTCCCTGGGGAGACGCTCGACCTCGAGGGCGTCGACACCTGGGACGCGGGCGAGGTCGGCTTGGGCGCTCACCGCGTGGTCGGCCGACGAAAGATCGGTGTGCAGGAGGTCTTGACCTCCATCGCCATCGAGGGCGGCTTCAGCTCGAGGCTCGGGTCGCCGGAGCCGCGCGACCGCTTCGCGCGCCACTACGGCCTCGGCATTCGCTTCAGCGAGCTGCGAACCGGGTCGTCGATCACGCTGCTCTACGGCCGAGACCAAGCCGCCGGCGACCGCGGCTTCGGCCAGATCGTGATCTACGGTCACGTGCCGCTGCTCGGCAATGGAGCAATCACCGTCGTCGGCGACGCGACCGTCTCCGTCGGCCCTCGGCGCGAGGGCTGGACGCAGCGGGATGTCCTGCGGCTGGGGCTCGTCTCCGACATCGGCGCGGTGGTCGACGCCTTTCGCGGGCGGGGCGGAAGCCCGTAGCCGGAGGAGCCTCGGCGGTGGCCGCCCTCGTCCTCGGCGTGGTGGCAGGCGCGTTCGTCGGGTACTGGATCGGGCGCATCGAGGGGTGGAACGCGTGCGTGAGGTGGTTTCGGCGCCAGCTCGGCGGAGCGGCGCCGTGGCTCGTGTGAGGTCGTGGGCCTGAAGGAGTGGGCCGAGCGTCGAATCGCGCGCCTCGTGTGGAGGCGACTGGAGGGAAGGATGCCGAAGATCAAGCGATGGACCCCGGTGGTCGGGGGTGGGATCCTGGTGGCATTCGTGATCTTGAGGCTCTTCGGGCTCAACGACCTGGCACAGGCGATCGCCGGGTTCGGCGGAGCTGTTGGCCTCACCGATCAGTCGCCCGTGGGCATCGCTGAGCTGACCGCGGCCGCTGCCGGCCTGACGGGAATCGTGCTCAAGATCCGGGCCGAGGTCCAGAAGGCGCGCGGGAAGGCGTGATCCAGAACCTCAGCGCGGCCACGCTGGAGGCCCGGGAGCCGAAGAGCGGCCGGCCTCGGCGCTCGGAGCGCTACGGAGTGAGCGTGCTGACGAGCATCCTCAACGCGCAGACGGAGGCGGACGTTCACCGCATCGTGGGCGACACTCTCACGCTGACAGGCGTCAGCAACGGGACTCGCCGGAAGTGGCGGGCCGCAGCGGAGCGACGCCTCCAGTTGCTGCGCGGCAACCGGATCATGCGCGCCCTCGAGGGGCGATAGGGGCGCAGAGCCATGCCTTCGGCGGCCCTGCGGCCCTGCCGACCGGGCTGTCCCAGCTTGGTGAGCCGAGGGCGTCCCTGTCCACGTCACCCGCCACGTAAGCCCTGGACCAGAGCGAGGTCACCCCACACGGCGCGTGGATCCACCTGGTCATGGCGCAAGTTGCGCGCCCAGATCCTCGAAGAGGAGCCCGTGTGTCGGCTCTGTGGCGTGAGACCCAGCACCGTGGTCGACCACGTCACGCCGTTGAGCCAGGGCGGAACCGACGACCCGTCGAACCTTCGAGGGATCTGCACGTCGTGCGACCGTGTCCGGTCGTCGCGACAAGGCGCCGAGGTTCGGTGATGACGAGGGGGGAGGGGGGATCGAAAGTCTGGAGATCTGGTCGCCCTACACCGGTGCTTCAGCCACGCGCGTGCGCCCGCGAAACTCAGTACCCCCCCGGGGGGGTCGTGGGGAGGGGCTGATTGCCCGGCGGTCGCCCGCGGAAGCCGACGCGCCTCAAGGTCCTCCAAGGGAACCCGGGCAAGCGCCGCCTGCCGAAGCGCGAGCCGGAACCGGCCGCACTGGAGGACCTAGCGGCGCCGGCCTGGCTCAAGGGCCATGCGCTCGAGGAGTGGAAGCGCGTGACGCCGGAGCTGCAACGCCTCGGCCTCCTCACGATCGTCGACGTCGCAGCGCTCGCCGGTTACTGCCAGGCGTTCGCTCGGTGGCGCCAGGCGAAGGACGCAGTCGACGAAGAGAAGTCGGTCGACGTCGCGATCGCCCGGGGCCTCGTGAAGATGGAGAAGGAGGCTCTCGCGCAGATGAAGGCGCTCGCGGGCGAGTTCGGCTTCACGCCGGCGAGCCGATCGCGCGTCGCGGGCGCGGGGAAACCGCCGGAGGAGAAGGACCCGTTCGAGGAGTGGGCGAAGGGCAAGGTGATCCAGGGTGGCAAGAAGGACTGACCCCGTCACCGCCTACGCGCGGGCCGTCACGGCGGGTCGCATCGTGGCCGGCCGACTCGTGCGTCTCGGGTGCGCCCGACACCTCCGGGATCTCAAGGACGGCAAGAAGCGGGGGCTGCACTTCGACGCGGAGGCGGCGGTCCGGGCGGTGGAGTTCTTCGCCCACCTGAAGCACTACAAGGGCGAGTGGGCTGGCCAACCTCTCAAGCTCTCACGGTGGCAGCAGTTCATTGTCGGCTCGATCATGGGCTGGAAGCGCACCGATGGGCTCCGGCGTTTCCGGGAGGCCTACGAGGAGGTCGCGCGCAAGAACGGGAAGTCCACGAAGGATGCAGGTCTCGTGATCCTGCTCGCGTTCTTCGATGGGGAGTCCGCGGCCGAGGTCTACTGTGCCGCCACCAAGAAGGATCAGGCCCGGATCATCTTCGGCGACGCGAAGGAGATGGTGCGCCGCACGCCAGCGCTCAAGAAGCGCCTCAAGATCTTCGTCAACAACATCTCCTCCGAGGCCTCGTCCTCGAAGATCCAGCCGCTCGGCGCCGACGAGGACACGATGGACGGTCTCAACGTCCACATGGCGGAGATCGACGAGGTCCACGCCCACAAGACCGCCGGCATCGTGGACGTCCTCAAGACGGCCACGGGCTCCCGGCAACAGCCGCTCGTGAAGTACGTGACGACAGCCGGATTCGATCGGACTTCTGTCTGCTGGCGGCTTCACGATTACGCCATCAAGGTCCTGGAGGGGACGATCCAGGACGACACCTTCTTCGCCTACATCGCGACGATCGACGAGGGTGACGACTGGCGAAACCGACGCGTGTGGGTCAAGGCGAACCCGAACCTCGGTGTCTCTATCCACCAGGACGACCTCGAACGCAAGGCGCGCCAGGCCGAACACATCCCCGCGGCGCTGAACACCTTCCTGCGCCTGCACCTCAACGTATGGACCGAGCAAGCCGAGCGCGCCGTGGACATGGACGTGTGGGATCGGGGGAGCGTGCCGGTGAAGGAGGAGGAGCTGGAGGGCGACGAATGCACGGCGGGGCTCGACATGGCTTCGACGAACGATCTCGCCGCCTTCGCCAAGCTGTTCGGGCCCGACGCCGACGGGTACTACGACCTCCTGATGCGCTTCTGGCTCCCCGAGGGCAGCATCGCCGCCGGCCGGACGAAGCGGTCCGAGCAGCTACGCCAGCAGCTCGCCAACTGGGTGGCGGAGGGCTGGATCACGGCGACTCCGGGCGAGGTGATCGACTACGACTTCATCGAGGCCGCGATCATCGATGACGCCCGACGGTTCCACATCCGCGAGATCGCCTACGACCGGTGGAACGTGACCCAGCTCGTGACCCACCTCAAGGACGAGTTCGGCGAGGGCACCGGGTCCACGCAGATGGTCGAGCACGGCCAGGGCTTCCGCGACATGTCGGCGCCGACCAAGGAGCTGCTGCGACAGCTTCCCGAGGGCAGGATCCGTCACGGCGGCAATCCCGTCCTCCGGTGGATGGCGAGCAACCTGGCGCTGAAGCAGGACCCGGCCGGAAACCTGAAGCCGGACCGGGTCAGCTCGGGAGAGAAGATCGACGGGATCGTAGCTTTGATCATGGCCCTGGGCCGAGCGATCGTGCAGCCGGCGGAGCCGCCCTCTCAATACGACGCTCTGATGGCGGAGCGCGGAGCGGCCATCGCCCGCGGCGAGAAGCCGGCGGAGTTGATCGACGGATGGTGACCTGGCTCGATCGTCTCGTGGCGCTCGCAGGCTTCGGCATGGTCGTGGGTGGAGTCGTTCTCATCCATCGTCCGGCCGCGATGATCGTGGCCGGCGTCCTGCTTCTGGCTGCCGTGGTCGGGAGAGCAGCCCGCACGTGAGCGTCAGCTTGCTGTCGCGCCTCTTCGGCGTCCGAGCTGAGGGCAGCGGAAACCCACTCGACGATCGCTACTACCCAGAGCTGGCCGGGGCGGCGGGGCGGATGTCACCGGAGATGGCCCTCAAGGTGGCCGCAGTGTATCGGTGCGTCGCCATCCGGGCGAACATCGCGGCCTTTCTTCCGCTCGGCGTCTACGAGGATCTTGGTCGAGATGGCGACGAAGGGAAGAAGCGGCGGGCCCTCGAGCATCCCATGGACTTGCCGCTACGTCTGCGACCGAACCGTCGTCAGACGTCGTTTGAGTGGCGCCGCCAGCTTAACGTGTCGCTGCTCCTGCGCGGCAACGCCTATTGCCAGATCCGGCCAGGCGATCGGCGGGGGGCGTTCGAGCTGATCCCGCTGCACCCTGATCGGATGCGGGGCCCGGAGGAGACGAGCGGCGGCGAGCTGCGGTGGTACTACGAGCCGGCGAACGGACAGAGGGTGCCGCTACTCGACGGCTTTGACCTCTGGCACCTAAAGGGACTGAACGAGGATGGCCTGAAGGGCCTGGCGATGACCGACCTGGCCAGCGACACTTTCGGCATCGCCGCGTCGGCAGAGAAGCACACGAAGCGGTTCTTCGATCGCGGCGTGAAGCTCGCTGGCGTCCTCGAGCATCCGGGCCGGCTCAAGGCCGAGACCGCCAACGAGATCGGTGACTCGTTCGGGCGCCGGTTCGGTGGCGTGGAGGGTCAGGGCAGGGTGCCCGTCCTGTGGGAGGGGATGCAGTACAAGGTGCTCAGCATGACCCACAAGGACGCTGAGTTCCTGGAATCTCGGAAGTTCGAGGTCACGGATGTCGCTCGATGGTTCGGGGTCCCGCCGCATCTCGTCGCCGACGTGGAGAAGAGCACCTCGTGGGGGACCGGGATCGAGGAGCAGAACCTCGGCTTCCTCCTCTACACGATCCTCCCGGACCTGACCCTCTGGGAGCAGAGGATCCGGCACGACCTCCTGGCCCAGCCGGAGCGCTTCTACGCTCGCTTCAATGTCAGCGCCTTGCTGCGAGCTTCCACAAAGGTCCGCTACGAGGTCTACCAGATTGCCATCACGAACGGCATCCTCAGCCCGAACGAGTGCCGGGAGCTCGAGGATCGCAACCCGCGCGACGGGGGCGACGAGTACCTGACGCCGATGAACATGCGCCAGGGCAGTCAGCCCGCGGGTGTCGAACCGCTCCCGCCGGATGGCGAGAAGGCGGCGATCGCCATCGCTCACCGGCTGGCCGAGGAGCTGAGCAGGCCGCCGCGCTCGGATGCCACGGGCGCCAGCGAGCGGACAGTCGAGGCGGTGCTCGCGGGGATCGACGTCGTGATGCAGGCTCGGGACCGCGCCGCGGCGGCCGACGCCCGGGCGCGCGCGTTGGCTCGGTTCGCGGCAGGTCTCCTGGTTGACCGCGAGCTCGCGGAGCTGCGAGACCTCGCCGAGAAGGCGGGGAAGAGCGGGGCGCGGTGGCGGCACGCCGTGACCAGCTTCTACGGCCGCCACGGGGGGCCTGTCGCCGAGGCGATGGGGATCCCGCTTGACACGGTGCGGGCTTGGTGCCGCGAGCGGCAAGAAGAGGTGATCGCCAACGGGCTGCCGGTCGAACCGGAGCCGTGGCGATCCGGGCGTATCGCCGCGCTGGTCGATCTGGCCGTGGCCGCGCCCGTTGGGCCGGCGGTGTCGGTCGTAGTCGAAGCGCCGGCACCGGTTGTCGTGCCGGCGCCGGCCGTCCAGGCCCCGCCCCCGGTCGTGATCCCCGCCGCGCAGGTCTCGGTCAGTACGCCCGAGACGATGACGGTGAAGGGGTCGATCGACGTTCGTGTGACGGAGGCTCCGGATCCACCGGTGATGGAGTCGAAGATCACGCGGGACAAGGCCACCGGCCAAGCGACCGGGACAGTGACGAGGCCGAAGAGGTAGCCGATGGCGATCCAGCTCAGCGTCGGCGTCCGGAACGCCCGCCTCGACGCGATCGAGACCGAAGCCGGTGCCTCCGCGATCCTCAAGATCCGCACCGGCGCGCCCCCGGCCGACTGCGCGGCCGCGGACAGTGGGACGGTCCTGGCGATGCTCAACCTCCCATCCGACTGGATGGCGGCTGCGTCGGGGGGATCCAAGGCGAAGAGCGGGACCTGGCAGGATGCCGCCGCGGACGCGGCAGGAACGGCTGGGCACTTCCGGATCTACAAGAGCGATGGGGTCACCTGCGTCATCCAGGGAACGTGCGGCCAAGGATCCGGCGACCTCCAGCTCGACAACACAAACATCGCGGTCGGCCAGGTCGTCACGGTGACCGCCTTCACGCTCACGGATGGGAACGCATGATCCTCTCGACACACGCGAGTCGCCTTGATCGTTGGCTCGGCCCCGAGATGACGGAGCACATCTCCCGGGCGATGCGGCAGTGGTACGGCCCACCGATCGCGCTCGCTGGCGTGCCGGGATCGGTCTGGGCGCACCGCGGCGGGGACTTTCGGGGCCGAATCGCTTCCGGTCAGTTCCTCTCGGCGATCGATTGGGCCGTGATGCGGCTCAGACGAGCGTGGCGGGACACCTGCCGCCGGCAGTGGCGCCAGGCGCACGTGGGATTCTCCAGCCTTTCCGACCTGATCGCCGAGGCGACGGCCGGGAAGCGCCGGCAGTGGCCATGGCAGAAGGTCGGAACGACCGGGGTCGTGGGCGTGACCAATAGTCTGTGGAGGGTGGGGAACCAGCCCGCCGCAGCCGCGAATGCGAGCAACGCGCCCGGAGGAAACGCGCCGACGAACGCGACTACGGGAGCAATGCCGTTCGACAACGTCTCGCCCGACACCCGCCACATCGTCGCCGCCGGCGCGGTCGCGTCCGTAGCGGGTAACACGCTTCTCCTCTACGACCGCATCTTCCAGGTCAACAAGACCATGTCCAGTACCGCCACGGAGGCGGTGACCGGCGTTCCGACGCGCTACCAAAGCACGACCCCCGGCGCGCAAGACTCCGCCGAGGGGAACTTTTTGTTCGTCGAAGTGGGGGCGGCGCTCGGCGCCACGGCCCACAACTGGACCGTGTGCCAGTACACCGACCAGGGGGGCACAGGCGGGGTCAGCCTCCCGTCGCTCACCGGCAACGCCTCAGCCATCGTGAACCGACTCGACCACCCGGCGAGCCAGTGGTTTGCGCCGTTGGCGTCGGGAGACACAGGGATCCAGCAGCTTGATCAGATGCAGTGCTCAGCGAGCGTGACCGGCACAATCAACTTCGTGATCGGACACCCGCTCTGCTGGATCCCGATCCCGATCGCCAATCTGTTCTGCGAGGTCGACGGGATCAACACCTCATTCAACCTGGTGCGGATCTTCGACGACGCCGCGCTCGCGTTGCTCGAGGTCATGAAGCCGTCGACGACCGCGACGACCTACAACGCCTGCGTGACCACGGTGGCAGGATGAAGGGCTGGCTCTTCTCCGGCCGCCGAGCGAGACGCCACGGCAAGGCGTCCCTCCAGTGGGCTCCCACGCTCACGAACCACGACCCCAACCCACCGATCACGATCGAGAGCCCGACCGGGGGCGGCGAGATCACGGGAACGCTCGCCGCCACACTCGGTGCGCTGACGCTTGCCGCAACGGCAACAGTCGCCGTCTCAGGGCAAGCGGCACCGACTCTCGCCGCAGCTACCGTGTCGGGCGCGGCGACGGTCGAGGTCCAGGCCGTCAGCGCCTCAGAACTCAGCGCACTCACCGTCGGGGGCACGGCCGAGGCCGCGATCCGCGGCACGGCCGAGCTGACGCTCGATGCTCTGGTGGTCGCCGGGGTGGCGACGGTAGAGATCCGGGGATCGACAGACGTCGACCTCGCGGCGTTGATGGCGAACGCCACCGGCTCTGGCGCTGGCGCAGAAGGCACGGGCTGGCCGCCGTGGATGATCGAGGCGCAGCGCTGGCGCGTACAGGATGACGAAGACGAGGAGCTGCTGCTCCTCCTGCGAGGTTGACCATGTTGAGCCTGCTCTACGATCAGCCGCTGGCCCTCACCTGGGGCGTGGTAGAGGCGATCCGAACCGCCGACGAGGCGACGCTCAGGGCTATGGCGGCGAGGGCCCGGCCCGATTCCTTGGAGGGAGCCGAGGGCGGCGTCATCGCCGTCCTGCCCGTTTACGGTCCCATCTCGCAGCGCCCCGACATGTTCACGGCGTTCTTCGGCGGGACGTCCTTGGCTGGCCTCACCGCCCGGTTCCGTGCCGCCATGGCGGATCCGGCGATCAAGGCCATCGTGTTCGAGCACGACTCCCCGGGGGGCACCGCATACGGAGTGCCCGAGCTGGCGCGGGAGATCCGCGAGGCGCGCGGATCGAAGCCCATCGTGTCCATGGTCAACAGCCTCTCGGCGTCCGCCGATTACTGGCTGGCGGCGCAGGCGGACAAAGTCGTCGCGACGCCATCGGGGGCGGTGGGCTCGGTCGGGGTCTACCTGATTCACGTCAACGAGGGTCCCGCCGCCGAGAAGGCAGGGGTCCAGATCAGCGTGGTCACCGCCGGCGGCATGAAGGGCGACGCCACCGGGCTCGAGGCTCTGACCGAGGAAGGCCGGGCGGCGATGCAGGCCCGCGTGGACCACGTCTACGGGATGTTCGTGGCGGACCTGGCGAAGGGCCGGGGAGTATCGCCGGAGACGGTGCGCAGTTCCTTCGGCCGCGGTGCGATCGTGACCCCGCCAGCGGCGAAAGAAGCGGGCATGATCGATCGAATCGACACCCTGGATGGCGTGCTCCGCACGCTCAGCTCGCCGGCCGGGCGGCGATCGATGATGAAGGCGGCGGAGGGGGCGGAGCTGGCCTACGATGGTGAGGCCGAGCGCCGCCTGCGGAGCATGAAGGTCAGGGGGGCTTGACAGCCGCCCGGTCGCTGCCCTATTCTCACGCGTAGACGTAGGCCGGTCCGGGCCGCAGCCGTTGAGACAGCCGCCCGGTCGGTAACGCAGCGCTCGCGGTCAAAGCCGCCAGCCTGTTGGCTCCAACGAAACCAGTTGGGGCCCAGGCGGCGGCTTTTGCGCTTCCTGGGCCACCAGGAGGCTGCACATGAGCGCAGGACGAATCGCCGAGCTGGAGGCCCGGCGGGAAGAGCTGAAGGCACAGCACGCGGAGCTGCTCAAGCCCTCCGCGACCGACAAGCGCCCCCTGACAGACAAGGAACTCGAGGACGCCAACCGCGTCGAGGCGGAGCTGGAGTCGGTCGTCGCCACGCTCAAGCACGAGCAGAAGCGGCTCGCGTACGAGCGGGACGTCGCACCGGCTACGTCCAGCACCAGCACGACGGCCGACGAGGGACCGAATCCCTGGGGCGACATCTCGGATCCCGAGGACCACGAGGCCTTCGTCCACGCTTTCGGGTCCTACCTGCAGGCCATCGCCAACGTGAAGCTCAAGGGCGAGATCGATCCGCGGCTCCTGGCACCGAGGGCGGCTGCCAGCGGCATGAGCACCAGCGTTCCGTCCGATGGCGGGTTCCTCGTTCGGACGGACTTCTCGACCCGGCTGCTGGCCCGGGCCCGGGAGGAGGCGCGCCTCTTGCCCCTCTGCACGCGCGTTCCCATCGGCCAGGACTTCGATGGCCTCGAGGCACCGTACATCGACGAGACGTCGCGGGCCACCGGGTCCCGGTGGGGCGGCGTCCAGGTCTTCCGGCGCGCGGAGGCCGACAGCGTCACGGCGAAGCAGCCGAAGCTCGGCATCCTGGAGATCCGCCTCGAGGACATGATGGGGATCGCCTACGCGACCGGGCGTAGCCTCTCGGACGCGCCTGCGCTCGGCACCCTCATCGAGAACAGCTTCGCCTCGGAGTTCAGCTTCAAGATCGACGACGAGATCTTCCGCGGGACCGGCGGCGGCCAGTGCCTCGGTCTCTACCCGGGCGGCAACCTGGGCTCCGCCACCGTCCAGCAGGCGAAGGAGGGCGGCCAGGCCGTGGACACCGTCGTCGCCGCGAACGTGCAGAAGATGTTCGCGCACATCCCGCCGCGGCTGCTGACCGGAGCGGTCTGGATCATCGGGAACGAGGTCTGGCCGCAACTCTTCGGCATGAACCAGGCCAACATGCCGGTCTTCATGCCCGGGATCTCGATGGCCAACGCCCCGTACGGGACGCTCCTGGGCCGCCCGATCGTGCCCATCGAGCAGGCCTCGGCGATCGGAGACCTCGGGGACATCACCTTCGCCAACCTCGCGGAGTACCTGATCATCGAGAAGGGCGGCCTCCAGACGGCTCAGTCCATGCACGTGCGCTTCCTGTACGACGAGATGACCTTCCGGTTCATCTACCGGATCAACGGGAAGCCGGCCTGGAAGTCGGCCCTGACGCCCTACAAGGGCGCCTTCACGCTCTCGCCGTTCGTCGGCCTCGAAGCGCGGTAAAGGCGCGCTCGGAAGGAGAACCGCCATGCAGCTCCACATCCCCCAGCTGCTGACCCCGTACCACATGCTGGCCCCGGCGGCCGACGCGGCCGGTCGCTCGAGCACGTACCTGAGCCTGAAGAACGCCGTGAAGGCGTGGGCGGTCTTCTACATCGAGCAGGGCAACGCCGCCACGATCGCGCTCTCGATCCAGCAGGCGACCAACGTCGCCGGCGCCGGCTCCAAGGCGATCAACGCCGCTCGGATCTGGACGAAGCTCGACGAGGCCACGGCCGACTTCGCGCAGCAGGCCGAGGCCGCCTCCTTCACCACGGACGCCGCGCTCAAGAAGAAGATCGTCATCTTCGAGTTGGACCTCGTGAAGGTCTTCGACGTCGCCGGCGACTTCGACTGCCTCCGGCTCACGACGGGCGCCAGCAACGTGGCGAACATCACGTCGGGGCTCCTGTTCATCCAGCCGAAGGATGGCGGCGCGACGATCCCGAGCCCGCTCACCGACTAACCGCCGTTGCCCGCCCCGGGCACAGAGCCCCGGGGCGGGCCGGGAGGCAGCATGGTCAAGGTGGAGATCCTGAGCGGCAACCTCGCGGGTTCCGTCACCGAGATGTCGAAGACGGAGGCCGAGGTGGCGGTCGCGTTCGGCTACGGCCGGCTCGTCGACGGTCCACCGTCGCCGTCATCGCCGGGGCCTGAGGGCAAGAGCAAGAAGGGGAAGGGGCAGAAGGCAGCCATCGAGTAGCGCGCCATGGCGGTCCTGGATCTGATCACCCTCGACGAGTTCAAGCGGCATTACCCGCTGGCGGGTACGGCACAGGACGTGTACGCCCGAGAGGCGATCACCGGCGCCTCTCGCGTGATCGAGCACTATCTCCAGCGTCGTCTCGTCTATCGCGCGCCCGGTGAGGATCCGGAGAACGACAACATCGTCGTGGCCGTGACCTACGCTAACGGACCGCTCACCGTCGAGGGTCAGCCCGGGCCCGGGGGCCGGACGCTCATCGTCACGCTGACCACCGCGACGGCCGGCACGATCACGGTGACGGGCACGGTCAGCGGCGTGCCCGGGACCACGGAGGTATTCGACGCCGCGAACGGCTTGGTCCAGCACGGCGTCAAGTTCTTCACGGCGATCTCCGGGATCATCGTCGCCGGCGCGGGGGGGGGAGGGCAGGTCAAGGTCGGTTCGTCCGCTGGGTACATCGAATACCACAGCCCACGTTATGGCGCGGAGATCAAGGCCCTCGAATGGCCCATCCGGCAGGTCGCGGAGGTCAACGAGGATCTGTCCCTCGTCTTCGGTGCGTCGACGGTTCTCGTCGAGACGACTGACTACGAGATCCGGAAAGAGCGCCGAGCGCTCGCCCGCGTGTCGGGTCGCCTCGCGTTCCCGTGGCTCATCGGGCACCGAGTCGTCAGGCTCACCTACTCCGCTGGCTACTTCGGCACGGCGAGCGTCCCCCGGGACATCAAGGAAGTGGCGTGCCGCCTGAGCGCCTGGGGCTTCCGCGAGGCCCTCAAGTCGGAGCCGGGCATGGCCAGCGGCTCGAACGCGACCGGGAGCTTCGTGTTCAGCGGCCCCGCCATGCTGACGACGGGGATGAAAGCGCAGCTCGATCCATATCTGCGGCCTGACCTCTTCGACTGGACCGGCGAGCGCGACTTCGACCTGGAGGCCGCCTGATGGCGCTGACACCCCGGGAGGCCGCGATCCGGCTCGGCGCCGTGGCCAAGGATCTGAACAAGACCACGGTCAACGCCGTGCGGCGCACGCTCACGCGCGTGCGGACGCTCACGATCGACGAGGTCCGGAAGCGCGGCGTGCTGCGGCGGCTCTTCGGCACCCACGCGTCCGGATCCGACAAGCGGGCGAAGTCCGGCCTGCTGCCGCTCATCAAGCGCGAGCGTGTGCGCGTCGAGGGGGCAAACATCCGCGGCGGTCTCGTCCTGCGCGGCCTCGTCGCTATCCAGGAAACCGGCGGGCGCACGAAGCCGCCCCGACGAGGGGGCGTGATCAAGCCGAAGCTGAAGAAGGCGCTCGCCTTCGGCGGGCGCGTCTTCAAGCAGGTCAAGCACCCCGGCGCGCGCCTCCCGGCGATCCCCACGGCTGGCGGCGTCATGCGGCGCTCGGAGCCGCTCTTCAAGGGCGGGGTCGATGCGGCGTACCGCGACCTGATCAACGCGAAGCTGGAGCGATGACCGGTGCCCGAGTCGAAGCACGAGCAGATCGAGGAGGCCATCAAGAGCCGCCTCGCCTCCATCGTCGGGGACAGCGGGGTCAACTGGTGGTTCACGCCCGACAGGGTGATCCGGTATCCGGCCTTCACCGAGCAGTGCCTCGACACCTCCCTCACGACCGTCTACGTACTGAGCCCGGACGAGGAAGAGGACGCGGAGGCGAGCACGGGGACCGCGGCCACCGGGGGCGGGATCAGGGCCCAGGCCCGGCTCGACCTGGTCCTGGCCACGCGGTACCAGGGTTCGGAGCACCCGTTTCAGGCCGAGGCGCCCCTGCGCGCCACGCTCCAGAACCGCATGGCCCGGGACGTGAAGAAGAAGCTCCGGGAGGACATCACGCTTGGCGGTGGCCTGGCCCGGAACCTCGACTTCATCCTGACAGATCGCGGTGCGGAGACCCACCATCCGGGATGGGCGATCGTGGCGATGCGCCTGCTGGTGACCTACTGGTACCAGGCGCTGGTGCCAGGCCCGTGAGCGACCAGGAGCGACTGGCGGCCGTGGAGAAGGCGCTCAAGGTCCTCCAGGAGGAGCATGCCGCCCTCGCCGCCGACCACGAGCAGATCCGCGAGGCACTCGAGCGCCTGATCGACCTGATCGACGTCCAGCCGAAGAGGACGCCACGCGAGAACAGCTTGGCCGACTGGATGGCGTCGTTCCGAGCGCGTGCTCGTGCGAAGGAACGCGAATTGCGGGAGCGGGGGCTGCTCAATGGCCGATGAGCTGAACGTCCTGGTCGAGGTCACGAAGGTGATCCTCGGGGCGGTCTGCGGAGCTGGCGGCGTCGTGACGGCCCAACGCGTCCGGGCCCGCCGCAACGGCCACGCCGGCCACGGTGGAGAGCGACCGCAGTACGAACTGCTCGCGGTCGAGCCCGGATGGAAGGCCAGCGTCGACCGCGAGCTGGGCAAGCTCACCGCGGGCCTCGAGGCGCTCGAGGGGCACGTGTCGGAGGGGTTCCAGTCGATCCGTGACGACCTGCGCGAACTGCGGAACGTGATCGCCACGAAGGAGGGGTCATGAAGCTGATCTCGAAGCTGCCGGGTGGGGGTTATCACCCGGCGAGCGGGCTCCAGATCCCTCCGGCGGGGGAGACATTCGAGGTGGACGATGCCCGGGGCGTGGCCGCCTGCGTCGGCACGGTCGCGGGGCCCGCAGACGCTGCGGCCGGTGACCTCCTGGCCGCCCACCTCACCGCTGGCGCGGACGCGGCAGACGAGGCGGCGCGGGCCGCGGCCGAGCGAGCCCGCGACCTGAAGGCTCTGGCTGCCGCTGGCCAGGGAGAGGCGACCGCCATCGAGGTGGTGGCGGCCGTGAAGGCGGCGGACGACGCCCTGGCGATCGCGAAGAGGTCGAGGGACGCCGCACGTAGCGCCGAGGCGGCCGCCCGGGGTCTCAAGGGGAGCGGTGGCGTGAAGGAAAAGAGGCCCACCGGCGAGGTGGCCGCGTCGGCCGCGGGGAAGGGGGACTGAGCCATGGCGAGAGGCAAGGGCTTCCAGGGGATCATCGGGTTCGTCCCGGGCGTCACGTGGGGGACGGCCGTCGAGGCCAACGCCAGCCGCGGCATCCTGGCCGCGTCGCTCGAGTCCCCCGGCAACACCGAGCACATCATGAACCGCTCCATCACGGGGCGGGTCACCCGCAGGGAGTCTCGAGCCGGGAACCGCGTGGTCGACGTGACGCTGACCGTCGACCTCCGCTACGAGGGCGTCGAGCCCCTCATCGCGTTCGCCTTGGGCCTGGCCGGCACGCCGGCCACCGTGGACGTCACCGCAAAGCAGCACGTGCTCAAGATCAAGGAGAGCCTCGACGGGATCTTCTCGTGCCTCGCCTACGAATTGATCAAGGACACCAAGGTCATCGAGATCCCGTCCGTGAAGTGGACGGGGCTCACCCTGCGGATCAAGCAGGGGGCGAGCCCGGAGCTGGAGATCCGCGGCATCGGCTTCGACTGGAAGGACAGCTCCTCGATCAACACGACGACCACGATCGACACCGTGACCGTGCCGGGGATCGACGAATACGCGATCTTCAGCCAGGTCGCGTACCTCATGAACGCGCAGGGTGGCGCCGCGCTCGCCGCGGGCGACGCAGTCCACGTCTCCGAGCTGGAGCTCGCGGTCGAGCGGGCGATGCGGCGGATCTTCTCGACCCAGTTCGGCGACAAGACGAGCGAGCCCACCGAACAGGAGTTCCTGAAGGTCTCGGGCTCGCTCAAGTTCGAGGAGCTGAAGGACGGGACGGGCGGCAGCGTCCCGTTTATGGCCGAGCAGATGTCGCTCACCCGGAAGAAGGCGACCGTCACGATCACGAGTCCCACGCTGGCGGGCGCGGCGACGCAACCCTACCAGCACAAGCTCTGGCTGCCGAACCTCCAGTTCGGCGCCGGAAAGCCCGGGATCAGCGGTCCCGACACCATCCAGTGGACGCTCCCGTTCGAGGCGTTCCACGTGACCACCATCCCCACGGGGTTCCCGGCCGGGTACGACGGGGCGCTGACCTGGGAGGTCTTCAGCCAGCGGGCGGGGGACGCTCTGCTGTAGGCAAGCTGGGGGCTGCCCGCGTCGGGAGACAGCTAGCGGCCCCGCACGAGACGGAGAGGGACGCATGCCGCTCTTGAAGGTGAGGGGGAACCCGGAGGCGCACCCAGGTGAGTGGGTCGACTACCAGGTCGACCCCGAGAACAAGAAGCCTGTCCGTTTCCGGATCCGATCCCTGCCCGAGGCGAAGGAGCGGGAGATCGGCCGGAAGCACCTGGGCCGAAAGTTCGAGATGTTCCTGCGGCGCCGCAAGGCTTCGGTCGAGCACGACCTCGAGAAACTGGACGCCGCGAACGCCGAAGCCGCCGAGTGGTGCTGGCTCGACAGCGAGAACTTCCTGGGCGTCGCCGAGGATTCGGAGGGCGCCGAGGAGTACGGGAAGCTCCTCGGGATCACCATCGGCGTCGGCGAGCAGTTCACGTTCGACGGTCGGCTGACGGTGGCCGTCAAGCGCCATCTGCTCGGCCTCCACCATCACCTCGCGGCCTGGATCGTGGAGCGGGCGAAGGACGCGCAGCTGCGTTCGGACGAGGAGCGTGCGGAGGAGGAAACGGGAAAAGGCTGAACCTCGTCGAATTCTTCCGGTTCCGCTTCAACCCCGCGCTCCAAAGCATCACCGAGCTACGCTGTCGCTTCTGCGCGTACTACGAGGGGAGCGTGGTGCAGAGCGAGGAGGAAGCACGCCAGTGTGCCCGGTTCCCCGAGGTCAGGAGGGTCCCGACGATCGGCGAGGAGCTGGTGATCGAGCCTTGCGTCCGTCCCGAGCAGTATCCGGAGCAGCCGACAGGCGCCCTCGGTGAGCGTCCGCGTGGCAACGCCGGCTTCCCGTGTCCGCGGTCGGAGCTGGATCCGGACAACCGGGCGGCCGCAGACCTGGTCTACTACGCGATCGACGAGGAGCTGGGACGCCTCGCGTCTGTGGCGTTCCGGGAGCTGACGCGGGCGATGGATCCGGACGAGCGAGCGGCCGTACTCGGGCGAATCGCTGCGGTCCTCGGCGATCCCCAGGTCGCGGCGTATCGCCGGGCAGCCCGCGAGGTGGCGCTGAAAGAATCGCGCGACCGAGCACGAGAGAACGCCAAGTCGGTCCGTGGCTGAAGTCAAGTTGAACATCGTCGTCGATGGGGTCTCTGGGGCAGTGAGGTCCGTCAGCTCGCTCGTCGGCGAGATGGACAAGCTCGACGTGTCGTCCCGAAAGGCGTCGAAGGGTTTGGACATTACTTCGGCCGCCCTCAAGGGCATCGGTGCCGGGGTCCTTGCGGTCTCGACCTTCCTCGCCGCCGGCGTCACCCAGCTTGCGCGCTACGGGTCTCAGATCTCCGACCTGTCGGCTCGAACGGCCTTCAGCACGCGAACGCTCCAGGAATGGCGATTCGCGGCATCGCTCGTCGGCGTCGAGACCCAGGAGGTCGCTCAGGGCGCCGCCAAGATGGCCAAGGCCGTGACCGAGGGCTCCTCAGTCTTCCGGCGGCTCGGGCTCGATCTCCAGCAGCTCCGGGCCATGTCGCCCGAGGAGCAGTTCCGGGCCGTGGCCGCGGCGATCGCCGCTATCCGGGATCCCACCCAGCAGGCCGCAGCCGCCATGGAGGGGTTCGGCAAGGGCGGCGCCGCGCTCCTGCCCCTCATCCGGTCCGATCTGGCGGGGGCCGCGGAGGAGGCCCGCCGGCTCGGCCTCATCCTCTCGGACGAGACGATCGCGGCCGCCGACAAGCTCGACGACGAGGTGACCAAGCTCGGCCACGCCTGGGACGTCCTCACGATGTCCATCGGGGGTGCGATCCTCCCCGAGGTCACCGCGGCGGTGCAGGCGCTCACCACCTGGATCGCCCGGAACAAGGATGCGATCGTCGAGTGGGTCCGGGGCGCGATCGAGGTCGCCAAGGCCGCCCTCTCAGGCCTCCGGTCGGCCATCGAGGTGATCACCGCGCCACTCCGCCTGCTGATCTCGATCTTCGCGGAGCTGGTGCAACACGGGCCGCTCGTCGCGACCGCCATCGGGACCATCGGAGTGGCCGTCACCGGGGCGCTGGGTCCGGTCGGACTCCTCTCGTTCGCCCTGGCCGGACTGCTGGCTCTCTTCCCGAGACTCGACCCCGAGACGCGGGCCGCGACGGTCGCGATCGGGGCGTTCGGTGTGGCGCTCACCGTCCTGCTCGGCCCCTTGGGGTTGGTCATCACCGGCGTGGGGCTGCTGGTCGCCGCGATCGAGAGGCTCAAGCTGCCGCCGCTGCCGCCGATGTCTGCGGAGTTTCGGAAGGACCTCGAGGATACGGGGAAGGCGGCGGTCACGGCGGTGGGCGCGGCATTCCCCGTCGTGAATCAACTCGCCGGCGCCGTGAAGCAACTGAGCGAGCGCATGAACGAAGGCCGGGTCGAGGCCGAGCGGTGGGGAATGGGCGTGCGGATGATGGCGGCGGCCCGGACTACGCTCCTCGTCGGCACGAGCATCGGACATCTTCAGTCGTTTCTACCGCCCCCCGAGCAGGTCCGGTTCGCCACCGAAGAGCAACGTCGGAGGGCCGAACAGGCTCAAGAGGCGTGGGTCCGCGCCGCCGAGGGAGCCCGGAAGGAGTGGGACGCGTTCTACCAGGATCTCCGGGATCCCCGCCGTCTGGGGTCCACCTTCCAGGAGGAGATCAACAAGCGCACCCGCACGATGTTCCTGCCGCCGGAGAAGCAGCTCGAGGCGGTTCTCCGGGGCGGGACCGGCGTCGGCGCTGGCGACACGCTGCGCGAGCTCGAGCAGCTCCGGACCTTCGGTCCGATCGCCGAGGTCGACGAGATCGTGGTCAAGTTCATCGACTGGCGCCAGGCGTTGCAGGACGTGACCAACGCCTTCCAGGTCCTGGGCATCAGCTCGGACTCGATGCTGGGCCGCGTCCTCGGTGGGCTGACCGCAGGCGCGAACGCTCTCGCGCAGATGAAGGCCCTCGCTGGCGGGCTCGACTTCTCGAAGCTCGGCGCCCTCTTCAGCGGCAAACTCGGACCCGAGCAGCTCCTTGGCGGCATCGGCGCCGGTCTTCAGCTCGGCGCCGCGGCCGTCTCGATCGGCAAGGGGATCGTCGGCCTCTTCACCGACTCGCCGGCCGAGAAGGCCGCCAAGGCCGCGGCCCGAGCCTTCGGCGAGCGCGTGTCGAAGGAGCTGGCCGAGGCGATCGCTGAGACGGCCGAGAAGCTCGACGTCGACTTCAACGTCGCCTCGCTCCTGCACCTCACGGACGCGATGGACGAGCTGGGAAAGAAGGCCCACGACATGGCCCCCCAGGTCGCCCAGCTCATGGCCGGGATCGCCAACGGCACGATTCCGGCCCGGGAGGGACTGGAGCAGCTCGACGACGTCTTCCGCCGCGTCCGGGAGGAGGCGGACGCCGCCGGGGTCGTGGGCGACCGCATGACCGTGACGATGCTCCGCCAGGCCCAGGCCACGGGGCAGCTCACGGACGAGATGCGGGCCTTCCTCAAGGCCCAGGACGAGTTGATCACCAAGGGCGCTGCGGCTCTCGCTGGCGGCCTGGAGAAGATCGACCCCTCCCGCCTGTCGGCGGCTTCGGGCGAAGCCGCCGCTCGGTTCTTCGCCCTCGGCTTCCAGCAGGCGATGGACGAGGGCGGGATCCTCGGCGCCCTCGACGCCCTCGGCGAGCAGGTCCTGTCCGCCCGGGACAAGTTCAGGGAGTCCGGCAACGAGGCCGCGGCGGCGTTCCTCGACCCGTTCGCCCGCATGCAGGAGGTGATCGGCGGGGACGAGCACCTCCGCGGCCTCCTGGAGATGGCCCACGGCATGGGTCAGATCTTCGAGGGTGCGGCGAACAAGGGCACGGCCACGGTGCAGATGTTCAGCGACCTCGGCTCGGTCCTCGCCGACACGCAGGAACAGCTCGAGGCCGGCGGGCTCAACACGAAGGACTCGATCGCCGCGATCATGCCCGAGCTGACGAAGCTCGTCTCGGCCGCCCAGCAGGCCGGGGTCGCGCTGGACCCGGTGACTCAGGGCCTCGTCGACCAAGCGAAGGAGATGGGCTTCGTCTTCCCGGTCGATCCCTTCGTGCAGATCCGGGATGTCCTCGTCTCGATTGCCGAGGTCCTGGGGGCGGACGTCCCGTCCTTAGTCACGGCCAGCTCGACCGCCGTGACCGGGCTCGGCACCACAGCGACCACCACCCTCGACAGCATCGGGGCGGCGAGCGTTGGAGTCGCGGAGACGGCCTCCGCGGGCTGGGTCCAGGCCTCGGCCACGATCGGCTCCTCGCTCAACGAGGGGCTCGTGCCCCTGGCGACGGGGGCGTTCGAGCACATGGGCACCGTGGCCCAGGACACGGGGGACTGGGTCAAGGTCTCCTGGCACTCCGGGATCTCCCTCATCGCCGGCGCGATCGACGACACGGTGCCGAAGATCGAAGAGGGCTTCGGTCGGATGCGGGACGTCGCCGTCGAACCGCTCAACACGATCATCGGCAAGGTCCATGCGATCGGCGCGGGTTTCGACGCTGCGACTCAGGCCGCGCAAACGTTCGGCCACACGCTGTCGCACCTGGACTCCAGCACGCCGAGCAACTCGAACAACTCGGGGCCGCCCGAGAAGACCGCCCAAGTGGGCTTGCCCCCGACGCTGATCAGCTACGAGCAGCTCCTGCGCGTGCATCCTGGCGAGCAGGTAGAGGTGGCGCCGGTGGGTGAGCGGCTCACCGGAGGGCGTGGTGGATCGGTCCAGTTCGGTGACGTCCACATCACGGCGCCGCCGGGGCTCTCGGCCGGAGAGGGGGCACGCTTCGGCCGCGACGCGGCGCGGTCGTTCATCCAGCAGCTCCGGCGCAACCACAAGGGGCTGAAGTCGGAAGTGCGAGCTGCGACCAGCGACAGGAGGTAGAGCATGGTCTTCCGGGCGCCGTTCACAGGCGAGGGCGACGGCCCGACCGACTTCGCTTCTGAGGAGCGGACGACCGACGTCCATCACCAGAGCGTTGGGGTTTCCCCGGAGTACACCACGGGCCGGCTCACGCGGGCGAAGATCGACCACGCCACCTCTGGGGACAACACGATCATCAGCGCGCCCGGCGCGGGCCTGAGGATCCGGATCTATGGCCTCCTCCTGAAGCCTGGTGTCGTCAACGTCAAGCTGAAGGACAGCACGCCGACCGATCTGACAGGGGCGATGGTCTTCGCCAGCGGTGACGGCACGCTGGTACTGCCGATCTCGCCCGAGCCGTACTTCGAGCTGGCGGCGGCCACGGCGTTCGTGATCAACCTCTCGGGTGCGGTGAACGTCTCCGGCGCGGTCTGGTACAAGGTCGCGGCCTAAGACGTGCTGGCCCCGCTGCATCAGAGCGCCGGACTGCTGACGCCGAAAGTGGCGACAGCACTCGCGAGGCCGGGCGTGACGCTCGCGTGGCTCGTGGACATCACGTGGCCCGGCGGAGCCGGCCGCTACTCCATGCGCGACTTCAGCTCGGCTTCCCGGGGGCTGTACAAGGGCGTGCTGCGTGACGCCGGAGTGTACGAGTACGGCGTCAGCGACCGGAAGTTCGGGATCGAGACCCAGGAGCCATCGATCGTCGTCGAGGACCTCGACTACGAGATCGCGGACCGGATCCAGGAGGGCGGAGCCTACGGCGCTCCGGTCAAGGTCCGCCTGGCGGTGCAGGACGTGTCATCCACCGAGTGGCCGGTGATCTTCGTCGGTGTGCTGCGCGAGTGGGAGGAAGTCGAGCCGCTCGTCTGGCGCCTGACGTTTGGATACGACGACGCCGAGCTCTACAGCGACTTCCCTCGTACGGTGATCCCCCCCGAGGACTTCCCGCAGGCGTCGGAGGAGGCGCGCTCGATGGTGGCACCGCTGATCTACGGCCTCCACAAGAGCGATGGCGTCGGCTTCACCGGGATGATCTCGGTCCGCGTCATCGATCGCACCCAGCCGGACTACATGGTCTCGCGGGCGTTTCTCGGTGTCCACAACGAGTTCGTGGATGGCGCCAAGGTGACGCCCCCCACCGGCTCGGTTGAAGGTCCGCTCAGGGGTGGGAGGTTGTATACGGTCGTCGAGGGTAACGAGTTCTTGCCGGCGGTCTCGCCCCCGGGCACGCAGGTGACGGTCACCGTCGATCCCGATGGCCTCCTCGAGTCGCCGGTGACGCTCTCTCCCCGTATCGAGAACGGTGCGGACATCATCCTCCACATCGCGGACAACTGGATCTGGGCGGAGTACACCAAGGAGCAGGTCTGGCTCTCCGGGACCTCGCCGGTCCACCTCGGATGGATCGACTCGGTCCGGAAGTTCTTCCGCGCGCGCGGGTACAAGTCGGGGCGCTTCATCGCGACGAAGCAACAGGCCGTGAACCTCATCGAGGAGTGGTGCTACTGCCACCAGTGCCCCGTGTTCTGGACGATGAACGGTCGTCTCGCCTTCCGGATCGCGGACGACTCGATTCACAACGTGTGGAATCACCCCTGGGTCAAGTACCACGAGGGCGAGCTAGGGCCGCTCTCCCTTCGGTTCGAGGCTGTCGACCTGGTCCGCCAGATCGACGGCCGCTACTTGTACCACGAGGCCGCCGGGAGCTTTCAGTTCGCCCTCTCGATCGTGGATCACAACGTCCCCTTTCCCACGGCCGAGGCGTTCGACGATCCCTGGTCTCACCACGCCGTGGACTGACCGCAGATGGCTATTGTCACGATCAAGCCCGTCACGGTCCACGAGCTCACCAACTTCTCGAGCACCGGGGGTGCCGGCACCGAGGTTGCTGTCGTGACGGATGCGGTCCTCTCGACGTACGTCTACCCGGCGTTCGTCAACGACTACATCACCTACGACTGCGAGGACCCGGGCGGCGACGATAGCGCGCCAGTCACCGACGTGACGATACGGGCCCGATTGAATTGCAGCGCTAACAGCTCCGACGCCAAGCTGAGATGCAAGCTCAACGGGATCGTCACGCAGAGCCCTTCCATTAATTTCGGTCCGGGCGGCGCGTGGTTCACGTGGTCTGTGGCGCGTCCGGGCGGCGGCGGCTGGATCCTGAAAGACGTCAAGGACGCCAAGTTCGGCGCGACCGCGATCAACTGGATCACCGACTGGACCATGCCGGAGCTCGAGGTCCAGGTCACCTATGAGAAGCGCCCGGGCCAGAGCGAGGCGGAGCGCGACAAGATGACGCGGGCTCTCAACGCACGGAACCAAGGCGGGGTCGCCATCGTGATCAACGTTCCCCTCCGCTATGGGCTCGACAAGGAGCTGTTCGGCACAGTCAACCTCAGTCACTTCGGCGCGCCGGATCCGCTCCGGACCACGACAGGGCGACGCGTCGGCTACGGGCGCGAGACGTGGGAGCGGGGCATCCTGCGCGTCACGCGGCGGACCATCAGGACCTCGGACTTCTCCGTGGATTGGGAGTGCGACGACATCCGGCGCCGGCTGTACACGCTGAGGATGAGCGGCCGGGCGATCCGGACGCTCAGCGATCTCCGTGATGGCGTGGCGATCGCCTCGAGGGGCGGGGCGCTCTCGTTTACACGCGCGAGCGACGCGTGGGCGCAACACCCCGGCGATGGCCTCATCTACCGCGTCGGCGCCGACTTCGGGCGGTTCCTGGCCGCCGGCTACCTTGGGGAAAGTGGGCGGACGAATCGGGTCCTGCGGAGCAGCTTCATCTCACAGCTCACCGGGCTGCCGGCCTCGAGCGGATCCGGGACCAGGACGGCCGAGCAGGCCCCTCCGCAACCGTACTTCTCGCCGGGGGTGAGCGACTACGCGCTGCTCTTCACCGCCGGGAGCCCGCACTCGAGCGACGGGGGTCAGCCGTGGCCAGCGACGGCCTCGCTCTCCGCCAACACGGTCGTCTGCCTCTGGTTCGTCCACCTCGACGCCAGCTCGCAGGTCGGATGGCGACTTCAACGGGGCATCGATAGCTGGTGGTGGAACGACTCGACGGCCGCCTGGCAGTCCGGGCAGGTGACGAACCTGGCGCCGCTGGCCACGACCCGCGGCGTCGCGGTCTCGAAGCCGATCAACGTCGGAGGCTCCGCGACGACCCTGACACCGACGCTGGTGCAGCCCTCCGAGGGGACCGACGGACGGAAGGACCGCGTGTATCACCTCCAGGTCGAGGACGGGCCCTGGCCGACGAGCCCGATCGTCACCGACGCGGCGACGTACACGCGTGCGGCGGACCTCCTCTGGATCGAGAACAACGCCGGCAAGCGCTCGCTCTACCGCCCCCGGTGGAGCTTCCGCGGCAAGTTCATCCCGGGTTGGAACGGCGCCGACGTGCCTTCGGGGACGAAGCTCGTGTTCTGGTCCGCCCGCTACGACGCGAGCAACCTCTACCGCCTCTACTACGATGGGGGTGCGCAGGCGGTGACGCTCGACGCTGTCGTTGCCGGCACCGCCTACACGGCGAGCAAGGCGTGGGTGCCGGTCCGGGGGACCGCCTACCGGATCGGGGCCCGGGCGACGTCGGGGCTCGGCGAGCTGCTGCTGCCCGCCCGGTCGCTCTCAGTTTTCGTTGACGGAGTCAAGGGTACCGACGCGACGCGCCCGGACGACCCCCGGGAGGTCGACGACGCGGACCTCTACTTAGGCGGCGACGTCGTCGATCAGCCGTGCAACGGCCTGCTCTACGACCTGGTGTGGACGCCGATCCCGCTGGGGGACTCGGAGATGGCCGAGACGAGGTACTGACCGATGTCGAACATCATCGTCGCGCGCAACCTACTCGGGGACGCGCTTGTCGTGTCGGCAAGCAACGCCGACGCGAAGTACGGAGTGGAGGCACTACGCGACGGCTTCCCTTCCCGGCCGTTCCGCTTCGCGGACAGCACGGCACCATGGTTCCGGGCGGACCTCCAACTCTTCGGCACCGCTGGCGTCGACGAGGGCACGTTCGAGGGCGGATCAGGCGCCACTTTCCCGGGCTGGATCAACAATGGGACCGTCGCCCGCGAGACCACGACGGTCCACGGTGGTGCGGCCGCCGTAAAGCTCACAGGCGCGACAGCGAGCGTGCGGCGCATCCTCAAGGTCCAGGCGGATCGACTCCACCACGTCGAGGCCTGGTGCTATCCCAACGCGAGCCAGCAGTTCGGCATCATCGTCTACGACAACACGACGGGGAAGACGCTCCAGACGGATGGGACCTGGGGCGCGAGTTTCGTCCCCTGCGCCGTGTCAGCGGCAAGTGGTGCGTGGGAGAAGGTGCAGAAGGACTTCAGGACCCAGGCGGCCCTCACAGCGCTCTCCGATGAAGTCGAGCTGTACGTCTACCTCTACCACAACAGCGGATCGGGAGACATCTTCGTCGACGACGCCGGAATGTGGCCGGGGGTGGACCTCTCATCCTTCCACGGTCACGACTTCTCGCCGACCTGGACCGTCGTACTCCAGCGGTCCGACGACGGCTCCTCCTGGACCACCGAGCACACGTTCACGCTGCGCCAGCCGACGTTTTACGGCCTGCTCTCGTCGGTGGTGTACCGACGCTACTGGAGAGTGAGCCTCTCTGGCGGGACGTCGTCGACGCCGGCGATGCACGTTGGGGAGTGGGGGCTCGGTCAAGGACTCCGTCTCGCCACCAACCCCGAGTACCCGCTCACTCTGCACCATGAGATGCGCCAGGTGCGGACCCCGACGCAGGTGATCAACCTCGAGGACTGGCCCCGGCGGGTCTGGTCGGCGCCCCACAGCACGAGCGGCACCGCCGAGTACCAGGAGATCCGCGAGGAGATCTTCGCGCGCACCGGCTTCGGGAAGGAGCCGCTGATTCTGATCCCTAAGAGCGACGACGCGGAGGTCTGCCTCTACGGCCGCGTCCGGCCGACGTGGGATCCCCAGGAGAGCATCCTCAACATCCGCGAGTTCCCGCTCGAGGTGGAGGAGCTGCCCCTGCCGACCTGGTCGCTGTAGGCCGCGAGCCGCGGCGCCCCCCTACCGCCTGAACAGCTCGCGCTCCGCCGGCGCGGCCCGCCACGCGGTCAGGGCTGCGGACAGGTCCCGGGCCTCGGCCGCGGACAGCCGCACCTCGACGGAGAGATCCGCGAGCGTGTTGTCGCCCCCGGCCGCGCCGTTCGTGCTGCCCGCGTACCACGCGAGGACGAGCTGACCGCCCTCGGCGGTGACGGCGAACTCGTGGACGTCGGACCAGACGAACGGGACCGGAAGATGGCGCTTCCGCGACCACAGCGTCCCCGAGACCCCGCTGGCAGCGGCCCGGAGCGCGGCCTCGAGCTCGGCGACGTCGGCCGGCCAGAGGCAGAACCGCCGACCGAGGGTGACGGCCGGGTTGCCCCAGGCGATCGGAGCGGCGACGTGGAACGACACGTTGTCCACCTGCCCCGTGCTCGCGTTGTTCGCGTGCCCGGCGACCACGAGCGTCGACGTCTGCGCCCGGGCCTCGCCCGCGAGGGCGACGCTCAGGACGACCATGCCAGCGACGAGGAGGCGGCGCCTCCGGGGCGACTGCCCCACAGTTGCCCCAGCACCGGTTAAGTTGTTGAAGGACATAGCATACACCCCTGCCTTTTAAGCAGGGTGTCGTGGGTTCGATCCCCACAGGGCCTACCACTTCCAAGCCAGTTACTTAGAGCCGTAACTGACAGAGCGGGCGGCATTTTAGCACCCTGCGCGTTGTCTCTCATTACGTGTCAATACGTGTGCTTCTGTGGAGCGGTTCCACTGACCCAGAGTTGACCCACTTGACCCAGGGTTGACCCAGTTTCGCCGCAAGTCAAGCCTTTTCTCTTGACCGGAGCGATTCCGCCATCCTACCCTCTCCCACGACGTGGCTCACCATACGACACGCGAGGACCTGACACCCCAGATCCTAGAGCGTCTGCGGCGCTCGCTGCGTCCAGGCGATCGCCTAGAGGCCTGGGATCCCACCTTGCCGGGCTTCAGCGCGCGCCTGTCGTCTCGGCATCTGGTGTTCTACGTGCGGTACTGGCTCCACGGTCGTGGTCGACTGGTGCGCTACCGCATCGGCGCCGCGCCAAAGCTGTCGCTGGCGGAGGCCCGGGCCGAGGCCCGTCGGATCCTCGCCCGCGTCGAGCTGGCCCAGGATCCTCACGCCGAGCGCGAGCAGCGCCGCCAGGGTGAGGATCTTGTGGCCGTGTGCCAGGCATACCTCGAGGCGGTGACCCGGCGCGGAATCGCCGTGTCAACACGGCGTGAGTTCGGCCGGCAGATCCGAGCATACGTGGCGCCCGCGCGCATCGCCCACGTCCCTGCTCTCGACTTGCGCCGGCGCGATGTCCGGGCCTGGCTCGACAAGCTGGCCGAGGAGCACGGCGGGCCCCAGGCCAACCGCGTCTACCAGCTCGTGCGCGCTGCGTGCCGCTGGGCTGTGCGGGACGAGCTGCTCACCACGGATCCCCTCCACGCCCTCCAGCGCCCGCGGCCGGAGGCGCCCCGCGAGCGCGTGCTGACCGACGACGAGGTCGATCTGCTCTGGACCGTGATCGATGGTGAGGCGCGCTCCGCACACCCCGACTGGCCCGCGCGGGCCGGGGCCGCTGCCCAGATCCTGCTCCTACTGGGCCAGCGCTGCGGCGAGACGCTGGCCATGCGTTGGGAGCATCTCGACCTTGACGCCTCGCCGGCGTTGTGGCGGATCCCCGGGGAGAGCCGCAAGGGCGGCCGCGCGCAGGTCGTCCCACTCCCGCCGCTGGCCGTGCGGATCCTCGATGGCCTGCGGCCCGCCGGCGCGCCTGAGCCGCTGCGCGGCCGCGTCTTCGATCGACTCGCCGCCGGCCGCCAGAACGCGCTGCGCTGGTGGGCGCCGATCCGGACGAAGGCGATGGCCGCCGGCGCCGAGCACTTCACGCGCCACGATCTGCGCCGCACCTGCGCGACCGGCTGCGCCCGGCTCGGAGCCGCCCCCGAGGTGGTGTCCCGCATCCTCGGCCACTCCGTCCACCCGGGCGGCGCCCGCGTGACCGCGACCTACGACCGCTACGACAGGCTCGGCGAGCAGGCGGCGGCGCTCGTCACCTGGGCGGCCCACGTCGAGCGGATCGCCAGCGGGGAGCGGCGGCGGGGCGAGGTCCTCCCGTTCGGGCGCTGACCTCAGAGGAGCCCCTCCAGCAAGGCCGCTGATCTCAGGAGTGTCGGTCAGCCGGGGCGGCCCCCTGATCTTGACCTGGTGGCTGGGTAGCGCTAGTCTGTGAGGATGGTGAGCGAGATCGAGCGGGCGATCGCGGGAGCGCTCCGCGCCGCGATCAAGGATCACGGGCCGATCACGCTGGAGCTGACGCCTCGCTTGGAACGCTGGATACGCTGACATCCTGACGGGTTCCGTGCATGATGGTCGCGCAGCCCACGAGGGCAGCGACCAGCCCACACACCACCACACTCCGCAGACGCTTCATGCGCACCTCCCATCAGACGGGGGAGGGAGGGCCCGTCGACTGTGGTTCGTTTGGGATCAGTCTACGACGCGTGTCAAGGGGAGGGGGAGCCGGGGGGCCTAGGCGGGTGGCTGACTCCGAGAGGTGTAGTCGTCGAGCATCTTTCTGATCAAGTCGATCTTCGCTGCTTCGATCTCATCCTTGGGCATCGTGAGCTGCTTCAGTCGACGATCCATGTAGTCGATCGTCGCCTCTTCGGCGACGTGCTGGATAGTACGTTTTCGCCACGATGCGCGAGGGCCGACATATTCGGCGAATGTGGAAAGGATCGCGTGGAGCTTCGCCGGGAACTTGACCTCGCCAACGGTCCGGCGCTGGGCATCCGTCTTCTTCTGCCCCATGCCATCAGCAACGCTAGCGCACGCGCGAACATTCGTCAAGTAGAAAATACGCTTGACAGTCGAAAAGGCGAGAACAATAATTAGCGAAAGGAAGCGATGCCGCCGCGCCAGAAGGTCAGCACCGACGAGATCAGGCGAGCCATCCACGAGTGGCGCGGGAACGTCACGGCCACTGCCCAAGCACTCGGCCTAGCACCCATCAACCTGCGGCGGCGGCTGGCATCCCTCGATCCTCCACTTGATCTCTTTGCTGTACGTTCTGGCATCAGTCGATACGTACCGGTACACATCGGGACGGAACGGAGTGGAGCGGAGCCGTACGTACCGGAGCGCAACGGTACTCCGTCACACGGGGGGAGTGAACCAGAAAAACGGACCAGCATCGTGACCGGAGCGACCGGCGCGACTAGATTGACGGTCATGCAAGCGTTGGCTGAGGAGCCCGCGCCGGTGAGGGTGAGCAAGACGCGCCCCCAGCTTGCCAGGCTGAAGCCGGAACAACAAGATCATCTCCGTGAGCGTCGTCTCGTCCTGCAGGCGCGCTTCCGTATCGAGACGGACGACAGCCAGATTCTCCAGCAGTTCTTCGATGAGGCATTCGACGGTTGGGCAGATCAGAAGGAGTCTGCACAGCCGACCGCTCTGCCCACTCCGGAGAAGTCCCGCCGCGGGAAGAAGCCCGAGGAGGAGCGGTGAGCCGCCCTCGACTCAAGAAGACGCTGTCCCGGCGGCCCAGCCGCAACCGCATCCGGCCGCACCGCGTGAGCTGGAGCGAGAAAACCCCTCTCGGGCGGACGGGCACCTGCCGCGACTGCGGCGCGGTGGCGGGCTGGTGGGTCGCCCAGGGGCCGCGCGGAGGCGATGTGCTTCGCTGGCGGACGCGGCGCGGCTGGACCAGCGAGCGGCCCCCTTGCACCTACTCGCCGAGGGCGGCGGCATGAGCGGCGTGCCGCCTCTTGTGCCGATCGCCTACCCGCCACCGGTGGCGGACCGCGTCGCAGCGATGAGGCGCTCGGATCTCGCGCGACTGCTGGGCGTCTCGGTCCACACACTCCACCGGTGGCAACGGGAGCTGGAGTTCCCGCATGGAATCCAGGTGGGGCAGACGGTGCTCTTCCGCCTGATCGAGGTGGAGGACTGGATCCGGACACACGGGTACCGGACCAAGGTTCAGATCCCAGCGGCGCTCCGCGAGGCGATCGAGCGATGCGGATCTCGGCGCAAGGAGAGAGCGGAAGCGGTAGGCGCGTAGGTCGTCGTAGGACGCTTCATCCAGTGACATCACAGAGGAGGGGTGTAGCCGGTGAACGGAGGTCGTGTGTCGTCGGTGAGTCTGACGCCCGGCGAGGCGTTCTTCTGCGTGTGGTGCGCCTTGGTCGGCACCGCCTCCACGGCCCTAGGCCCGCTCGCGGCTGCGGTCACCGCCGCCCTGGCCGCGCCGAGCTGCTGGCTCGTGGCCCGCCGCTGGGACCGCTGGTGAGGTGGAGCATGACCGAGACCGCCGATCGGCCCCATCTCCCGGCCGCGAAGGCGCTGTGGGAACGCCTCCACGATGTCGCCGCCAACGAGCAGGCGTGGGCGATCCTGGAGGAGGGTCTCAGCCAGGCGTGCGTCGAGCACGCGCGCCAGGTCGCCACCGGCAAGGCTCCGGCTCCGAGCCTGGCGACGTCGCCCCCCCCGCGTGTGGATGGCGTCTACACGATCCACGTTGGGCGAGCTGACGGCCAGGCGACGACGGCCGTCAAGGTCGCTCTCCTCGCCAGTCTCCAGGGTCTCGCCCAGGCTCTCGGCGTGGAGGCTCTCCACAACCGTCGTCGGCGCGCGACGCTGCGCGCGGGTCTCGTCGTCGTCCAGGTCGTCCAGGGCCAGGGGACGGAGGAGGCGACTCGATGAGCGGGGACCGGTTGGCGCTGGAGCCCTGCGGGTGCCGGAGCGACCGGGTGACGGGGCTCATCACGCACTTCTGCGCGGAACACGAGATCAGCCAGTTCAACGTGACGCCGGCGCCGGAGCTACGACGAGACCGCATCGTCTGCGCGTACCGACTCAGCCCCGACTGCATCGAGGTCATCCAAGAGGGCGCGCCTGGCGCTCTGAAGACGGATGGCTGTTGCACGCACTGCCTTCCCTTGGCGGTCGCGAAGGCAAAGGAGACCGGCGTGCGCATACGCCGCCAACTCGACGAGCTGGAGCGCTATGTCGACTCGCTGTCGACTCGCCGACGCACGGCTGGAGGATGCCATCGTGAACGCCCCACACACACCCGGACCGTGGATTCCGGTAGAGGTCGCTGAGGATCTCACATTCCCATGCGGCGTTCCGATTGCTATCCACCGTGCCGACGAGAAGTGGCGGAAGGTCGGGCGGATCTGCGAGATGGTCGGTGCGTCTGGGCCTGATGGGCGGTACAGCAGCGAGGTCACCGCGGCCAACGCCGGGCTGATCGCCGCCGCGCCGGAGCTACTGGAGGCGGCCAAAGGGGTCCTTGATCGCATCTCCGAGGTCTACCGACCCGAGTACGTCGAGCGTGCTGTCATGGCCGAGCCCAGCAGTCTGCTCGGGAGGGTAAAGGCGCTCGCGGCGATCGTCGCCAAAGCCGAGGGGGCCGCATCATCCTGGCGGTGCGGGGCTGAGGCCGGCCCTGCGAACCCGCAAGTGCCCCACGCCTTCACGTCGGAAGGCGACTACGTCGTCGCCTGCGACGTGTGCGGTGGGGCGCCGCGCGCCGCGATCCACAACCCATGACTGCGCCTCGCTGCCTCCAGTGCAAGCGTCGCCGACTCGGGAAGCGGGCGATCGTCCTCTGGCGGACGCCTCTCGGGCCGGCTGGCGTCTGCGGCTGGCGCTGTCTCCGAGAGTTCGAGGGCCCGGCCGAGGACCTGTCGCAGTGCGACTGCGGGCTCCACCCGGCCCGCCCCGGGCGCCCCCCGCGGAGGAGGAGGGCCGCTTGACCTGGCGGGCCTGCGTCGCACTCGTTTGTGTCGCCGCGGCGGTCGGTCTCGGCCTGTTGATGGTCCGTGCAGCCCGGGAGCGACGTCGCCGGCGCAACCGCGAGGAGTACGTCTCGCGCGCTTGGCTGCGCCGCCTCGAGGAGCAGGAGGACCGGGCGTGACGCTCGTCATCCGCACGCGCTGCGTACTCCTGCATGACTTGGTCGAAGTCGACGATCAGGTCAAGGAGCAGCTCGTCCGTCACGGCGCCGTGGCGGTCACGATCCCTGAGCGGATCCACGGCTTCAGGGGCTACCGCCAGCGCTGGTGGCCGCGTGAGGCCGAGCAGCCCTTCCCCGACTGGAGGACGGCGTGACCGATTTCCTCTGGCGGTGCGATCGCTGCCCCCAGCTAGCCCGGCTCTTCGCGAGGATCGGGGCCGAGATCCTCTGCGCCGACTGCTGGCACGCTGCCGGCGAGCCGTGGCCGCCGCCAGGCCCGCCCACTGCCGAGCAGCTCGCGGAGATCGAACGGCGGATGCTCCGCCGCGGAGGAAGCGACAGGTATCGAGTCCTGGCCGGCAAGGCTTAGCCGGCCCTGATGGGGAGGTGTACCGTGTCCACAGCCGCAGCCACCAACCCGGCAGCCGCACCGCCCGCGTCGCCGGTCGCGCCGGGCGCCGATCAGCCGCCTCGCGCCGCAGCCCGGGCTCCTTCAGAGGGTCCGCTCAGCCAGCTCATCCCCCTGGCGAAGATCGAGCCATCGAAGACGAATCCCCGGAAGACGTTTGACAAGGCCGGCCTCGATGAGCTGACGGAGAGCATCCGCAAGGTGGGGATCCTCCAGCCGGTCCTGGTGCGCCCCATCGCCGGCACCGGGCGCTACGAGCTGGTCGCCGGCGAGCGTCGCTACCGCGCCGCCCGCGCCGCCAGCCTCGAGGCGATCCCCGCCACCGTCCGCGAGCTGAGCGACACCGAGGTCCTGGAGATCCAGCTCGTCGAGAACCTCCAGCGGTCGGACCTGCATCCCCTCGAGGAGGCCGAGGGCTACCGGCAGCTCATGGCCCGGAAGTACGACGTCGCCCGGATCGCCGAGCGCGTCGGACGATCCATCAAGTACGTGTACGACCGCGTCAAGCTGCTCACGCTGACGCCCGAGGCGAAGGAGGCTTTCCGCCAGGGCCGGTTCACCGCTGGGCATGCGATCCTGCTCGCCCGGCTCTCGCCTCAGGACCAGAAGCGGGCCATGACGCTCAACGCCCTCTTCGCGAACGAGAGTCTCGAGCTGCTGTGGGATCCGGTCGAACGCAAGCGCCCAAGCAAGAAGGACGACCTGGTCGGAGGACTCCCCGACGACTGGAAGCCGGTCAGCGTCCGGGAGTTCGACGCCTGGATCAACAAGTACGTCCGGTTCGACACGGGCGCGCCCGACCCGATGCTCTTCCCCGAGACCACCGAGACGCTCAAGACCTCGCAGGAGAAGGCGGAGAAGATCATCCCGATCACCTATCTCTACCAGGTCCCGGAGGAGGCGAGGACCGAGGGGAGGACTTGGACGGAGCGCTCATGGAAGCGCGCGGATGGGCAGCAGGGATCGAAGCCGTGTCCCCGGTCCGTCACCGGAGTCGTCGTCATCGGTCCCCATCGGGGCGAGGCATTCAAGGTCTGCGTCAACAAGGACAACTGCGAGATCCATTGGGGCAAGGAGAAGCGGGAGAAGGAGAAGCGCGCGCGGGCGACTACCAGCGGCTCCACCGAGCAGGACCGCTGGCAACGTGAGAACGAGGAGCGCCGCCGGGACGCAGAGCGAGAGGACGCACAGCGCAAGCGCTGGGAGAAGGCCTGCCCGACGATCCTGAAGGCGCTGGCGGAGAAGGTGAAGGTGGCGCCGGTGCGCGCGCAGGGATTCCTGGCGCAGCTCGTGCTCCAAGCCTGCCGTGGCCACGCCGCGGCACAGGCGTATGTGCCGCTGGGCAAGACGGCGGAGGACCTGGTCCGCCACGCCGCGTTCTTCGTGCTCTGCCGCGAAGCTGACGCCTGGACGGCCTACCGAGAGTTCCCGAAGCGTGCCAAAGCCTTCGGCCTCGACGTCGCGAAGATCGTCGACGGGGTGGCGCCGCCGAAGACGGCTAAGCCCAGCTGAAGGATGCTCGTGCTCAGTCTCTTCCCGGGGGTCGGGCTCCTCGACCGTGCCTTCGAGGAGGAGGGCTTCGTCGTCGTCCGAGGACCTGATCTCCTGTGGGGCGGGGATATCCGCCGGTTCCATCCGCCGCCCGGGCGGTTTGATGGCGTCGTCGGGGGACCGCCGTGTCAGGCGTTCTCCTCGCTGCGCCACCTGCTAGTCGCCACTGGCAAGCAGCTCGGGCCGAACCTCGTCCCCGAGTTCGAGCGGTGCGTCGCCGAGGCACAACCCTCGTGGTTCATCATGGAGAACGTCGAAGCTGCGCCGATCCCCACCGTCCTGGGGTACATCGTCGACCCGGCGGTCTACGACAACCGCGTCGCGCCTTGGCAGGACGGCGTCGGCGGAGAGCAGAGCCGCCGCCACCGCTTCAGCTTCGGCACGCGCGATGGCCGGCCACTCGGGCCGCACTTCGAGATCGCGCTACAGAACCCGAAGTGGTCGCGTCGGGTGCTCGCGTGCGGCGGCTACACGCCGTGTCCGGTCGAGGGCGGCAACGGCGACTACATGCGCCGTGGTTCAGACGGAAAGCCTGTCCGTCGTCGCCGCGACGGCGGACGTCTCCCGAAGGAGAAGCCGCAGCTCCGACCAATCCAGAGGATGAGCCTCCTCGGTCGGAAAGACACGGCGTACTTCCGCGAGGCCCGGCGACTCCAGGGACTCCCGGATGAGTGGGATCTCCCCGGCTTCACGGTCGCCGCGAAGGTGCGCGCTCTCGGGAACGGCGTACCTCTCCCGATGGGCCGCGCCTTGGCGCGTGCGGTCCGGCGGGCACTGAACCTTCCGAACGAGGAGCCAGAGGCCGGCGCGGAGCCGGATGGCCAATGAGCGGCACGGGTGCCACCACGGACGTTCACCAGAACGTCGACTCGGCGCGCCAGGAAGCCTTAGCTACCCGTGCGCACGGGAAGGACGACCCAGGATGCCAGCGCTGTGGCGGACCGCTCAGAAGGCGTCCTGCGCGTCCGAGGAAGTTCTGCTCCGATACCTGCCGCTCAGCCGCCCGGCATAAAGCGGCAAACCGGGCCGTGGCGGCCGTCAGGGCCGGCCAGCTCCGACTCGACCTCCCGCTCCCATCCCGCTTCCTGGACGTGCCCACCAAGCCCCGCTTCGCCGGCCCCGGTTACGACGAGGTGCAGGACCAGGCGCGGCTGAAGCGGCACTGCGAGAGGGTTCTGGCGGTCTTGCGTTCGACGCCCGGACGGTGGTGGACCTACGCGGAGCTCGCGCGCGCGGCAGGGATCCCGGAAGGCTCGTGCAGGACGAGGGTGAGTAACCTGCGGTGCATGACACCACCCTGGCCCATCGAAGACAGGACACGGCCGGACAGATTTAAGGAGGTGCGGTTGGTGGAGGGCGTGCGGTGAACGCGGGCGCGGCTGAAGTCCTCGCGGCCCTGCGCCAGCGCCACCCTGCGGGCAAGGCGCTGTTCATCGACGAATGCAAACTCGGCGACAGTGAGAGCCGACGGCTCGACGCCTGGGTGTTACTTAAGACGTGGTCGCCGCCCACCACCATCGGCTACGAGATCAAGTCGCAGCGCAGCGACTTCGTGGGCGACCGCAAGTGGCCGACCTACCTGCCGGTGTGCCATGAGCTGTACTTCGCTTGCCCGGCCAAGCTGATAGCCCCCGAGGAGTTACCGCCCGACGTCGGACTGCTGTGGCTCCACGGCAGCCGCCTAGTGACGCGGCGCCGAGCCCCGCGCAGGGCGCCCGAGCCATCGGCGCTGATCAGGCTCATGAGCTACGTGCTGATGAGCCGCTCGCGCCCGGCGGATAACTGGTTGGAGGCCAACCAAGGGGATCGGGCGCACTACTGGAGTATGTGGCTCATGGACCGCCGGGCCGAGCAACACCTGGGATACGAGGTGTCCAGCAGGGTGCGTGCCATCGTGGATGAGGCGAAGCGCGCCCAGCGGCAGGCTGAGGGGGAACGCGACCGGCTTGCGGCCGTGCGGGATCGGCTGGTGGCGCTAGGTCTGTGGGAGACGGCCACGGCCGCAGACCTTGAGGCTAAGCTGGCTGGAGCCGAGGACCGGAGGCGCCTGCGGGAGGCGGCGCGGCTGGCGCAGCAGCTCGTGCGGATTACCCAGGAGGACACTGTATGAAGGGCGGGCGGACGCCGATCCACATCATGCGCTACGCCCCCGCCGACTTCGAGGGTGACGAGGCCGTCAAGCTGGTGATCCGGCGCCGCGACTACCGGGCCTACGCGTTCTACCAGGCATTCATCAACCACTCATTCATGGCCGGCGGGGACCTACCAGACGACCCGGAGAGGCTGGCGGTGACCCTTGGGTGGCATCTCTCCGATGTCAAGGCGGCCCTCCGCTGGTGGTTGCGCGAGGGAAAGATCGTCTCGCAGAACGGTCGGTTGTATCAGAAGCGAGTCCAACGGGAGATAGCCCAAGAGCTTGAGTACCGGGAACTTCAGTCTGCGAGAGGTAGGAGGGGTGGGCGCCCGCCCGGAAACCCGGACGAAAGCGGTGGCTTACCGCCCGCTTTGGGGGCCGAAAAGCCGGACGAAAGCCCGCCAGCGCCAGCGCCAGCGCCAGCGCCAGCGAAAACGGAAGCTCTTTCCCTCTCTCCTGGTAAGAGCGGTGGAGAGGGGGGTGCGGGGGGAGAACCAAGCGGGCGCGAGCGCCGTGCGGGCGAACG